ATAGTAGGGAACTTAACGCTACAATATATTAGATATCCTAAAGACCCTAAATGGACGTTTAATACCCTTACTTTAGGAGAGCCAATATTTGACCAATCACAACCTGACTATCAAGACTTTGAATTACCAATGTCGGACTATGCTGAATTGGTAACTAGAATATTAAAATATAGTGGTTTATCTATAAGAGAGCAAGAGATTGTAGCTGACGCAAACGCTTCGGAAATATTAAACACTCAAACTGAAACTTAATGGCTTATATTTCTCAATACCAATATTACGAAAACGGTGGTAATTTACCTCTTGATAAAAACTGGGGATCTTATCAATATGTTTCTTTAAAGGATGTGGTTAATAATTATATGTTGATGTATCACGACAACAATAATTTAACTACTAATGAAGAAAGATACAAAATATTATTTCACGCAAAACGAGCTATTCAAGAATTAAATTATGATGCTTTTAAAGAAATTAAAATATTAGAACTTGAGGTATGTGATGATACTTTAAAATATATATTACCTCCTGACTATGTAAACTGGGTTCGTGTTTCTATTTATTATGACGGTGTTTTATTTCCTTTAACAGAAAATATACAAACAAATTATGCAGAAGCTTATCTTCAAGATAACGATTGTAATATTTTATTTGATCAAAACGGAAACGTATTAAAACCAAATGATTCTAACATTGATATGGATAGAATTAAGAAAAGAAAGAAAAGCATATATCTAAATGAATCTAGTCCTTTTCACGGATACTACGGATGGTATATTGAGGAAGCTGGGTTCTGGGCATTTGACTATGCTTTTGGAAAAAGATTTGGATTAAATACAGAAACTGCTAATGCTTTACCTACTTTTAGAATTGACAATAAGGGAGGTGTGATAAATTTCAGCAGTGGAGCTGGTGGTAAAATAGTTATATTAGAGTATGTTTCTGATGGTATGGAAAATGGAGATAACTCTTTAATAACGGTCAATAAATTATTTGAAGAATTTATATATGCTTATATTACATATTCATTGTTAAATTCTAAATTAGGTATTCCTGAATACCAAGTGCAAAGAGCTAGAAGAAACAAAAGTGCGTTATTAAGAAATGCGAAAATAAGAATGAGCAACATTCACCCTGGTAGATTATTGATGAACTTGAGGGGTCAAGATAAAATAATTAAGTAGAATGAAGGCAGTAAGTACTTTTTTAAAGGGCGTAATGAATAAGTCCGATGATGAAAGGATTTTAGCTCCAGGAGAATACATTGATGCTTTAAATTTACGTACTGGGTCTACAGCAGTTTCAGAAGTTGGTTCATTAGAAAAAGCAAAAGGAAACGAAAAACTAACTGACATTAACTTTCAGGGAACAGCCTTATCTTCTAATGCAGTTTGCATTGGTAGTTATGCTGATCAAATAGATAACAATATATACTGGTTTATTAATGACCCAATTAATGGTGATTTAATTGTTTCTTATAATGTAGTAACAGGAAATATAATATACCACGTTGTGTCTGTTAGTATTTTAAACTTCAATAAAACTTACCATATAACTGGTGTTAACTTAATTGGTGATTTACTTTTTTGGACAGACGATTATAATCCACCTAGAAAAATAAACGTAAAAAGAACTTATGGTTTACCTACCGGTGGTATTGACACTATTGTAGAAAACGACTTATCTGTCATTGTAAAACCACCTTCAGAAAAACCTACTGTTATTTTAACACAATCTCCTCCTTTAGAAGAAGGTTATGTTTTTGATAATTTTCTTTGTTTTGCCTACAGATACCGATATTTAGATGGTGAGTACAGTGCTCTATCACAGTTTACTTCTCCTGCGTTCAGACCTCAAGATGAATTTGATTTTGATTTTGCTACATCTTTAAATAATTCAATGCAAAATAAATTTAACTCTTTAACTCTTCAGTTTAATACTGGGGATAAAAGAGTTACAGATATAGAGCTTTGTTTTAAAGATTCTAATAATGATGTTATAAAAGTTATAGACAGTTACAATAAAGCTGACAATGGGTGGGTAAATAATGCCACACAAAGTATTTTATTTAAGGATAAGAAGATTAAAAACATATTAGCTACTTCAGAAATATTAAGACTTTTTGACAATGTTCCTAGATTCGCTAAAGCTCAGACTTTTCAGTCTAATAGATTGATGTATGGTAACTATGTAGATGGATATGATATAAAAGACTCTGATGGAAACGATATAAATATTAATTTTACTTCAGAGCTTTTTCAACCTAGTCAAGAAACTCAATTAACAAATACATCTTCTTCTTCAAGTATTGTAGGGACAATAACAGACTCTGACTACTTAATGGGTAATCCTGGAGTAACAAACACTATTAGTGACACTGAAGCTACTTTTGATTTTACAGGAGTTCAGTTTACAGCTGGAACTTTAATTACATTTAGTTGTTCTATTGTTTCTGGATTACAGTCAGAAGTAGTTAATGATAATGCTGCAGTTTTAAATCTAAATGTAACTAGATCAAATCCAGTTATAGCAAACGTTGGATTTTCTTTTTATATAAATGATTCTTATGCCAACGCATATGACTTCTTTAATAGTAATGAGTTTGAAAGAGCTTTTGGAATTGGCCCAGCTAATATTGCACCTACAAAATCTTTTATTTCTTTTACTAGTGCGGCAAGTGCTTCTCCAGCTACAGTTACAGATTTTATAAATAATGGGTCTTTAGTTAATCCGGCTGAGAACACGGTAACAAGTTCTGCTGCAACTCCCGTAAACTCAGCTGCTAATTTTGCATCGCCCAACAACCCTTCAGGATGTCAAGATGGAACTTCTGTATCGCCTCCAAGTTATCCTGTTGGACAAACAGGTTTTAAAATAACTACTGTTGCACCTCCAAATAACGATACAAACAAAATAACAATGCAACTTCCTATGCCTGTTTATTACAGCACACCAGGGAGTGCAGGTGGAGTTTTTTCTTTTGAAGGTGTTAGGTATCAGGCTTCATCACCTCCGTTTTTCACAATAAATGGTCTTTCTGATAAAAAAAGTTTACATAGTAACAGAGATTTTGATATTGGTCTTATATATATGGATGAATACAACAGGTCTTCTACTCCATTATTAAGTAACAACAGTAGTTTTAAAGTACCAGCTTCAAATTCTGTTATACAAAACAAAGCAAAAACTACTATTCCCCCATCAATGAATCCTCCTTCTTGGGCGAAAAAATATAAGTTTGCTATCAAGCCATCTGGCTTAGAGTATGATACTATATATGCTGTGAGAGCATATGAAGATAATGATGAAAATCAATTTTTTTGGTGTTTATTAGAAGGTGAGCAAGCTGCTAAAGTTACTGAAGGTCAAATACTAATAGCTAAAAACGATGGTAACTCACCAAAAAGTAATTACGAAGAAGTAGTTGTTGTAACAAAAAGCACACAACCTAATGTGACATCCACCCCTAATCCTCCTGCTGGAGTTTATATTAAGTTGAAAAGAACCACTACTTATGATCCTTTAGGAGTAGGGTTTGAGTCAGTAACTGTTGAAGGGGTAGAATCTCAGCAAGGATCTTCTTTATCTGCTCAATATGCTAATTTGTGTTTAGATTTATCGCCTATGCTTACAGGTCCCTGGGCAACAGGCATTATTCCTGTAGGTACTTACATTACAATTGATGTTTTATATGAGAGGGAAAAGGCTGATACTTATCTTTTTACTGCTTGTAAAGAGGTGGGTTATCAACATTTAAAAATTACTAAAAGAGCTAATAAAAATTATAATGTAACAACAGGAACATCTTCTCAAAACTTTAGAACAAACTTATCTCAAATGATTACTGATCAGTTTGTCTCTGGAATTAATAATGAGTTTCCAGTATTAAACATATCTTATGGACCAAACTCAGAACCTGAGTTTCCTATTAAATTTATTGGAGAATCTATTCAAACACCTTCAGTTTTGAAGCCAGCTGGAGATTATCACGTAATTAGTTTAAACCCATTGAATAGTCCAGGGACACCAGCTATTGGATTTCGTTGTAATTACCAAGCTTGCGTTAGTGCAGTTAGCCCTATACAACTTGATTTTGCTCCTAGTAAAGTTTCGGCTAGTATTACAATAGAAGAACAAGTATCTCAACCACTTGTTTTTGAAACAGAACCAGTTGAATCAAATCCTAATTTCTTTTTTGAAGGAGAAGAGTCTTATGAAATAATTAACAATAAACATCAAGGTAATTTTCAAAATCAATTTGATTGGAGCTTTGCTGATAATGGTCAAAACAACGCTTATAGAACTGCCGTTGGCTTAACTGCTTCAACCAATGGTTATGGTAACAATGTAGTTTTTACAGATAACTCTATATTTGGTGGCTCTAACACACCACACTCTTATACTGTCGGAGACACTGTAATTATAAATCAGAATTTACCTTTTACACACACGGCTTATCAAGGAGAACATACTGTGGTAGAAGTGCCAGATGTTTACACGATTTGTATCGAACTTGCTTTTGCTGGTTCAACTCCAGTTCAACCGGGTACAGCTAATTCACCAGCTATTGTAATAAATGAGTTTTATGACTGTTTTACATTTAGAAATGGAGTAGAAAGTATTAGAATATTAGACTCTATTAAAAAACAAAACTTTACTATAGGAAACAGAGTTTATGGTGTGTCTGATGAAGAGTTTAAAGAAGCTGATAGAGGGGCTTCTATAACGTATAGTGGGTTATTTAACTTAGAAGGTAATATTAACCGTTTAAACTCTTTTAATCTAGGAACCTTAAACTTTAAAGATTTAGACAATAGGTATGGAGATATACAAATATTAGATGGTAGAAAGTCGGACTTATTAACCCTTCAAGAAAACAAAATATCTTATGTGCTTGCGGAGAAAACTCAACTGTTGAACTCTGATGGAAGTGCTAATGTTTCAGCTAGTACTAATGTATTAGGCACTCAAATAGCAAGAGTAGAGGAATATGGTATAAGTAAAAATCCAGAAAGCTATGTTCAATATGGTATTGGAAAATATTTTACTGATTCATCAAGAGGAGCTGTTATAGAGCTTCGTGGAGATTCGTACAGCAACGAACAGCTGAGTGTAGCTTCAAATTTTGGGTTGAGAAGTTGGTTTAGGGATTTATTTATTGAATATCCAAACACACAAAAAATAGGAGCTTACGACCCTTTTATTGACGAATATGTTTTATCTTCTAATGAAATTAATTTACCCCAAGAGATAAAACTATACAATTGTGGAAATATATTAACTTTTACAACAAGAAAAGATAATGTAAATTACATTTTAGATTACGGAACTGGCATAGGTTCAGGAAGTCTTGGATATGATATTTCTGCAGGTGAGATTACATTAAATGTAACTTATGATGGGATTACTGCTACCACAGGAGCTATTACTGGAAGTGGAACTTTAAATTTTACAAAAGACAAAGCGTCTGTAGAAGAAGCTAATGTTGAGGTAGTTGTAAGTAATCCAACTGTAACACCAGCTACTTTTCAATTAACAAATACTTGCATTAATGCTGCTGAATTTGCAGTTGTTTTAGTAACTGTTTATAATCCTTCTGATGCTGGGAAACAAATAACAAATAAGTTTAGATGGTCTAATGCAGAACCTTATTCAAGCCCATTGTATTCGGATACCATTATTTTTGAAACTGATATTATCCCTGGTAAAACAGCTGGAAACTATGTAGCTCAGTATGAAATTATATCAGGTCAAGAAGGTGTTAATATGATACCAACCACAGGTTTGGTTACAGGATCTGTTTCTTCAGTGGTGGATGTTATTACTTCCAAAGAAACTTCTGATACTTATGATTTTGATCCTACTAGTAACAGACAAATGTATTTTTGGAGTAATATACTATACCAAAATAACCCATCAAACATTAATGCTTTGCTTACAGCTGCTAACAACATTACTACTGTGTCACCCACTAGCACGGGAGTTTACTCAGGTAGTTTTAATTTTAACCCTTCTGCGCCACCACCATCATTAAATTATCTTTATATTATATATGATTACTTTTCATAATGTCAGAATATACTTTAACATATAGCCCTAGCGATAAAGGATGGCCTTCTTTTTATTCTTTTATACCTGAGTCAATGCTTGGTTTGAATAATTATTTTTATTCATTTAAAAATGGACAACTATACAGGCATAATACTAATACAAATAGAGCTAATTTTTATGGCGTACAATATGAATCTAAGGTAACGAGTGTATTTAATAAATCTCCTCTTGAAAATAAACTTTTTAAGACCATAGAAATACAATCCGATACCAAATGGAAAGTGGATTTGGAAACAGATTTATTGGGAGCTAGCGGATTACCGCAAGTAGCTTCAATTGATAAAGCTTATTTTGAAACAAAGGAAGGTAATCAATTTTCTTTTATCCGTTATGTAAGTACTGATATTAATTTTTTAATTAGATACGCCAATGGTATTGCTAATTGCACTACTGTTACTAATACAGCGCCTAATGTTTTTGACATTGCCTTTGCCTCTAACGTTGAAATAGATTCTATTTTAAGCATAGGAGACACTATCTTCTCTCCGGGAATAGGCCCCTCTGGAGTGAAAGATTCTGGAACTGTAACAGATGTAAATAGAGCAACCAATGTAATTACGATTAATGCTACTCTACCTATAACTCCTCCGAATAATGGAGATTTTATAATGTATGTTAAAAATACAGTGGCTGAATCACACGGAATAAGAGGTCATTATATGAAATACACATTAACAAGCGATGATAGGTTTGCTTCAGAATTGTTTTCTGTGGTTTCAGATATGATGATGAGCAACCCTACTTTACGTAAAAATTAACTATATTTGCATTTAAAGCTTAATTAAAAACAAACTCTTTATGGATCCACTCACAGCTAAGATATTAATTACTTTAGGGCTTCAAGCTGCTAGCGGTATTGGAGATCTAATTAGTGCAAACAAATCAAGAGAGTATATGCAGGATGCTGAGGATCAAGCAAGTTTAGCTGTAGAAGAAGCTATGAAGCAAGCTAAAATAAATGCTGAAAAATTAAGAACAGTAAACGAAGATATATATACACCACAAATAGAAGCCACATCACAAGCAGCTTCTCAAATATTAGAAAACGTAGGTGGTGATTTTAGAACAGCTTTAGCTTTAGCCCCTAGTTTACAACAGCAAGTTAGTAA